GACGTCAATATTATTTTTACTAATTTTTCTCAAAGTAACAGCTCTAACTAAAGGTCCAGCTGCTGATTGAGAAAAGAATATTCTTAACTTACCAGTTCCCGGATCAGATGTAGAAAAACTTCCTATAGTTGACATATTTCTATTTTTATATAAATACTATTTTTTACTTTTTATCTTATGGATTTTCTTCTAAAGATTTATTATTATGAGATAAAATTCCATTACTTATATATGTATGGTGTTTTTCAGTAGTAATTTTAACTACTCCACCATATTCAGCTTCTTCAATTTTTTCAACTTCTTTACCTGATGCTTTATCTCCTGGTTTAAAGTTGCTAACTTCTATCCAACCTCCTAAATCGTCATGCCATATTCTATGTCTATCAGAAGTAATTAATTTAGTACCATCAGTAAATGTTAGTTTAATCTTATCTGACATACTAATCCTGACTACCCTTATGACTCTGTCCTGTACCCATTTTTCGACTTCAAATTCCATTTTAGTTCTTACGATATCTCCTACCTTTATATCTTTAGCTAATGTTTGCCCTGTAGGTGTTAAAATAGGTGTCTCAGGATCGACACAGTACTCTTCCTGTTCGATTGTAAGTATATGACCATCAGTAAGATCTCCTGATGTATTTCCTTGTAAAGTTCTAGGAGTAATAGTACCCTGTCTTGCCAAACCTGTGTGTCCTGCAAATTGAAGGTTGAAGGAATTGTTATTTACTGTACCAGCTTTATCTGAAGGATCTATGGTTATCCAGCTATGACTTGCTGTTGCTTCATAACTAAAGTTAGTTTGTCTTGGTCCTAATAGTTTTACTACAGTAGAAGAAGCATCAGCAGAAACTGTAATACTTGGAATTAAGGAATTATTTGAACCGGAATAAAATTTCATTACTCTATCGCGGAACTGTGTTGTTGTAGTTTTAGTAGGACCTGTGTTACCGAAAGCGTCTATTATATTTACTGTAGCGGTAACTGTGTTAGAATATGGCGAACTCGATCTATTTGATATAGTTCTTAAATCGGTAGTTCCTGAATCTGTAAAATGAACTAAACTTTGACTAGCTAGAATATTAGTTTCAGCGGTTTTCTGTTGAGATTTAGATAACGTATTACCTTGACCGGAAAGAGTTACTGAAACGGTACCTACAAAAGGATTACCGATTCCGTTGTTGTTTTCAAGACCTTTTACCATTACTCTATAAGAATAATTTTCAAAAGAATAAAGTCCATTATCTAATGCTGTGGTTGTCTTTTGAGCTACAGTTCCTCCTACATTATCAGTTACAAATTCTACTTCGTAATCACCTATGGTTAAAATACTACTACTAATTATATGTCCTATAAATGAAGGCGGAGTAAGTGGAGTACCGTCTTTTGGGTTATTAGAAGCATCCGATGCAGTAATCTCTAAATGAGCAGTAGTAGCTCCGGTTGAACCGTTATTCAAAGTGCTACAGTCAAAATTAAAACTATGAGTAGCTGCTGGACCACCTAATGAGTTAGGGCCGGTACTTGATATGGTTTCAGTCTGAACTATAGGGTTAGTACCGGATGATACTCCTTCTGAACCAGATATTTTTACAGTTAAAGAAATATTATCATCAAAATTAGAGTCATCTAATCCGTGAATTTCAATAGGAATTTGAGTTTTGTTTCCACTGTTTATAGTCAATGCTTTAAATGTATAGTTAAAAGTAGAAGGAGGATCAGAGTCAAAATTACTACATGGAGTAGGTGTTGCAAGTATCTCTCCATTAGAAGCAGTAACTTCAAGTGCATAAAGTGTCTCCCCTTGATCATTAGGGGTAAGCATTTTAAAAAACTTATGAGTATTACTCCCTTCATCGAAAAGGTCTGCTGATAATCCTCCAGGATTTGTGTATACGATTTCTCCTGCTGAAGGTACATCGCTTGAATCAGTATGGTATACTTCGGTACCATTTCCTCCGGAAAATTGACCTAAAGCGCAAGCATTAGCAGCACTACTAGCTGATAATATTTTAGGAGTTGAAGCACCATCATTAAGGAGTTCAACACTTTTTAGTATATCTGCAGCAGATTGCTGTATTGATTCAATATCAAAAAGCACAGAGTCAGTTCTATCCTTTTTAAACACGTTGTCGTCATTTAATTCACCATCAGTAATTACAAGTTCTGAACCGCTAAACTCTCCTGTAAGTTTAGGTGCTTCATCTTTTACTAGTTTAGTTACCGGTCCTACTTTAGTTTTTTTAATATCTTCATAAAAAGTTATAGGATTTAAATGAGTATCTTTTTCGTTAGGTAAGGCAGCCGAGCTCGAAACACTACTTAGGTTAGAACCAGAAGGGTATGTATTATTACCTGATGTAGATTGATAATATAGTTCGGTTGGAGTATTTATACCGTCTGCGTATGCAATAGTAGCTATAATTAAATCAGTTGATTCAGGGGTAAAAAGTTCAGTATCGCTAGCATCATTTCCATGTGCTTTCCATGAACCTGCATTGCCATTAGCTGTAGAATCCCAAGTAACGGGTATAAAATGATCAGCTTGAGGACTTGTATGTACAAGAGTAGTGAATCTTTGGTCTACTGATTCAGTAGTATGCATTATATGAAATCTTCCTGGGGATGAACCTTCAAAAGGAGTAAGTAAGTCTTTAAAGTGGTCTCCGCTTATATCATATTTAGTACCGTCAGGATGAATTAAAAAATTACCCATCAATGCTATTTCTCCAAGTTCAGAAGAATCTCCGCCGGGTAGTAGCATAGAATTAAGTATCAAAATTAAATCTGATACGCCTCCAACTTTACCTGGTCTAAAATTACCTAAAAGTTCTCTAGTAGCATTATTAACTTCATTAACTTTAAAATTAAAAGTACCTCCATCAGAGCCTGTAATAAATGCTGTATCTATACTACCGCTATAGTCAAGCTGCTCACCAAAAAGCTCTGGTGATTTAATTTTCGGTCTTACTATAAGAGGGTTTTTAATTATCATTCCTACCGATAGATTAGCTCTTTCAGGTATAAAATCTTTAACCATCTTAAATAAGATATTATCATGAAATTTAAAAACTCTTACAAAATCTTTTAAGTTATGAGGAGAGCTTAACGCACTGCCTCCTAATTTAGCAACTACTTTATCATGAAACTGTTTTAAAGAAGTAACTGTATCACTATGTATGATTGCAGTTCCAAATATTTCGTATTCTGATTTATTTAAGTTACTAGGATCTCCTAAAAAAGTATCCAAGTTTAATTTTTTACCATATTCAGTAGCTACTACTGTATCGACTCTATCACTGAGTGAAAAACCTATTTCAACTTCATTTAAATCTGGAGCGTTATAATAGCTACCAGTAAGGGAGGTTTCCCTGTATTTAGTTGTAGGAACATCTTGAGCTAAAGTATCAAAGTCGGGTGAGTTTCCTTTAATATGTATTTTTTCAGTAGTTTCAGTAGTTGGTTGAAGAGGTCCGTAAAGAGTAGTAGAGCCAGCACCTGATCTTGAACCAAAAGTTCTTATTTTAATAAACTCATCAGGTATTCCAAAACAGTTAATTAATGCTCTAACTCCTCTTCTAGTACCTTTACTTTTTAATAGAAAAGGTATATTATGATATATTCTTTTAAATACTTCTGATTCATAATCTAAACTTGATATCGGTTGGGTAGCGTTGTTAGGTTGAGGAAAATTATTTATTATTTCTACCGCACTACCGCTATCGTATGTATCGTTAATAAGGTATTTAAATAAGTCATTAGCCCCTTCTATAGAGTTATACACTTTTATCCCCATACTTTTTACTGCTTCTTTTACTAAATTTTTAGATATACCGAAATCTAATCTATTATCCGTATCATACTTATCGGCTATAGCTTTAGAGTATATCCATAGATTATCATAATGCTGCCCTAGCATTTGAGTAAATAAGGTAGCTGGTTGATTTCTTGTATCTTCACCTATATAGTCAGGTAAAAAATTAGTCAATGAATCGTAATTAGAATCATCGTATATTGATGCTGATGCTATCGAAGCGCTATACCAGGTTACTACATCAGCGTGTGATGATGGTCGGTTTACAAAAGGTTTTGCTGAATTGCTTTTAGGCCATGATGTAGAACCGCTTTCGTAATATAAGTGTCTTTCATAATGATCAAAGTTACTAATAACTCCTTTAATGAGATTTTCAGTAGCTACTACGCTGCTGCTGATACTTGTTTGAGTTGTTGAATTATTTAAACCTTGCTCCGTATCTAAATCAGCTTGGTATGTTTCAATCAGCTCAACTTTATACTTAAAGTTTTTCAATCTTTCGGTAGCTGATGAAAAGTTTATAAAGTTATCAAAGTTACTATAATTAATACCTAGATCTACTCCACTTTTATTAATATAAGAATAAAGTTCTCTATTATTATTAGTATTTGAAAAACTAAATAGTTGGTCGTAATTAAAGAATTCAGTAGGTTCTGATTCAGAATCTTCTAATTCTATAGAGAAGTTAGGGCCTAATAAAGCAGGAGCTTTTTGTTCTACAGGTTCAAATTCAGGAGTTACTAAAACAGCTATAGAATCACTTATTTTTTCAACTACCTGTAGAGTGCTTTTTTTATCGTATTCCCCCGGTAGAGGTTCGTATAATTTTATTTTAATAGCGTCTCTATCATCTAATTCGTATATTCCTATATTTGTTACTATAAAAAGATCGTTATTACCGAAGTTAAGGTATAATTCGTCAAAATAACTTTTTTCAGTTAATCTATCAGAAAGTTTTTCAACTACAGAAATCAACCTACTTGATGATAATTCATCAGTATAAATTAAAAGCTCTTTTCTATCTTTAGATATTTCGTTAATATAGAATCGCTGTTTTTTATTATCAAAAGTAAAACAATCGTTTAAAAAATGAAATAAAATTTTTACTTCTACTTCGCTGTAGCCGTATATATCAGATAATGATACAGGGTCTAACGATAGTTGGTTTATATTTTCGGAATCATTTTCTTCTTCAGATTCTATATCGGTTTCAGGTACATATGGTTTAGTAATTATATCTTTATTAGGAAGTCCGTACTCGTATAACGAAACTAATCTGTTATCTTTAATGTCGTAGAAATGACTTTCTATATAGTGTTTATTAAAGTTAAAGTCTTTATTAATAGTAAAGTTTTCAATTATAGATAGATCCTGTGAAGAATAATTTTCAAAATCAGGAATACTCCCTGGAGCTGTATCTACTAATGTATATTTAACTTCTGCCATCTTTAACTATTATTTTACTTGATAAAGTATTCCTGTTTCTTTTTCAGGATCTTTATAAGTTTTAGTTCTTATAGAGATATTATTTTTAAAACTACCTCTTTGTTTTATTGCACTTACTATTTCTTCTGCTGTATATCCTTTTTTAAGTTCAGCTATTAAAAAATCCATAGTCATAATTCGAGCTTCGTCTAAACTATTAGGTATTAAATAGCTTCTATAAGTTCCGGTATTACCGTAGTTTCTTTCTTCGTATAACCAGTAATAACGTTGCTGGTATCTTGATGATACGAGAGTGTTTCTAAAAGCACCTCTCCTAGTTAGTCTTCTATAGTACTTTCTATCTTCCATAATTCTTCTACTATGGAATAAATTACCTTTTTTATCATATAAGGAATCTATAATTTCATCTACTGCAGGACTAGTGGTTGGTCCTGTTGTAGTAGTCGCAGATGCTGCCGAGGTTTCAGCGGCTTTTTTAGCAGCTTCTTGTGCAGCTTTAGCTTGTTCTTGAGCTTCTTTGGTAGCACTATTAGCAATCGTATTAGCTGTTTCTAAAGCAGTGATAGTGTTTTGAGCTGCTGCTAATTCAGTTCTAACTAATGCAAGCTGTTCAGCGTCTGCAAAGTCAATTTGACCTCCACCAGCAAGTTTAGCTTCTAACTCTAATATTTGTCTATTAGCTTCTAATAACTGACCTCTTAATGAAGCTACTTCATCTAGTAAAGGTTGTATACTTTCTAGTTGCTTATCAACTTGATACAATTCAGAGCTTTGTTCTACAAGGTACTTATGTGATTGCTCGTCAGTATCTATAGGTATCTGCATATACAGTTTATCGTATAACCTAAATAGCTCTTCTACAGTATCCGGGTCAACTACTGGTTCCGGTTCTTTAAAAAAATTAAATTTATTATCTATAAAATCTTTAAAGCCGGCACGATCAAGAACAGTTTTCTGTATTTGTACCTTTTTATCCATTTCTAGTTATCTTAAATATTTGATCATCGTCTACTATAATATCGCTTCCGTCTATTACAGTCTTAACTAATAATCTATAATATCTTTCTGGTTCTAATCCATCCATGTGTATATCAAAGAAACTTGAAGAGGAATCACAACTGATTTGAGTATAGTTGGTATCAAAATCTACAACCATCTCTTCAGTATTTTCGTCTTTAAGTCCCCAATATGATGTAACTGGTAGATAGTGGTTTTTTATAAATGCTGATGATGTAGTGAAAGTTCTTGGGGGATATTTAGGTCTAGCATGTAATCTAAATCTAGTTTTACCTTCATCTTTATATTCTCCTTTATTATTTTTAATAGTAACTACTGCTTCGCTATCAGTTAAAGCAGGTAGGTTATCGGGCGAATGTACAAAATCTCTCCATCTTATTTCCAAAAATGGAGGATAAATAGTATTAGTATCGCTTCCATAGTATTTTAGCCTAGTACTTGTATCAGTGCTAGCTTCAGAAGTGTCGTCCAATTTGAGTAAAAATCCATTATTAGCTAAACTACCACTATACCATTCAGTCATAGCACCGCCTACTCCTATACTGATATCGTAATCACTATTTTTATTAAAATCTTGTGAACCACTTACAGTTACGTTAGTATTTAATCCAGAATTAGCATTAAATATTTTAACTACTCCTCCACCCGGAGTTGACCAATCATTGGTAGCATCTCTTTTGTTCCAAGCACACCCTGTTGTATTTATTGGAGAGTCTCCAAACTTTCCTACTCCTTCTACCCATGGTTCAGTTAAAGCTTTAGCTTCTATGGAAAAACCGGCAGGTAGTTGTTGAGCAAAATTAAGTTTTAAATTTAATGTAGCTCCTAATAAAGTTTTATTAGATTTATTATTTATAACATCTTGTATTTCAGCTGTATCGAATTCAACCAAAGATCTTACCGTTCTATAACTACCGTCGGATAAGTACCTACCTATCTCTAATAATTCATCTCTACCGGTATTTGAGTTAGCAAATTCTGAGTATATCGATGAGTCTTTTGATGGAAATATTCTATATAGTGCCATAGTTAAAATCTAGTTATTCTTCCTTCTATATCTACATTAGGATATTTTACTTCAAATATCATAGGGTCATATGAAGGATAAATTATATTCTCTTTTGTTGCTCCTTTAATATCATAGCCGTACTTATTGTATCCAGCTCCGTAATCAGTGCTGTTTTTATTATACACTTCTACTGATTGTACAGTCTGTACTCCTTTAACTCTATCTAACAGAGTATATATAGCTGATAAATTAATAGGTTGATTTATAGCTCTTTTACTTGTATCAAAATAAGTCTGGAGTTCAGTGGTGCAGTCTAAAAGTACATCTCTAGAGTTTGTATTAGGTAGGCTTACAATTTGAAACTTTACTCCTATATTTACTATATAAGCATCTTTCACCGTCAATGAATCTGTTATCAACATAAATTCTGAAAGGTACTCTTTAATATTTTGTTTAAGTCCGTTAGAAGCTAAAGATAAAGTGCCGTCAATATTAGAAGAGAGTACATACATACAGATACCTAGAGGATTATTCTCTGATTTATCAGCGTTAATAAGATCGTCTTGACCGGTTACGAATACTTTTGATACTGAGCCTAAATTAGGAGGTAAAGTTAAAGCTCTAAAAGCAAAGTCTTGTTTAGATACTACTCTTCCTTGTTCAGCAAAAGCTTTTAAAGAATTTTGTCTAAGTTCTTCTATAGTATCACCATCTTTACCGCCAGTAGCAGCTAAAGGGTTATTAAAAGCCAAGGTATCGGAAACGTTACTACCATTTGTAAAGGTGGGAGCATTTGATATTGGTACATTAAATTTATTTGTAAGTGTGTTAGCTTCAACATTAGATTTTATTCCTCCCCCTTTCAAATACCTTATAGTTAGATTACCTGTTGGTGCTTCTCCGTAGCTATCACTAAATAAGAAGTTTGAAGGATCATAAGCGTAATCTAATCTTCTATTACTATTATTGTTGTTAAATCCTACTAAGCTTGCATCAGGTAAAAAGTTAGAGTTAGCGTTTTGAGAAGTACCTGGACCGAATTGTAGTATCAGTTGGCCTGCACTATTAAATCTAGTTACAAACCTTTTATTAACTACAGTAGAGCTTAAAAAATTAGGAACTTTTCCTTTAGTAGAAGCGTTAGTATTAGTAGCGGTAGTAAAGACTGTGCTTTGACCTAAAAATGGAACCTCAGTCCAAGAGCTAGAGCCGTCGTTTACGTCTACAATACCTATAATATCGTCATCTTCGATAGTAATAGTAGTATACTTAGTTGGAGTACTTCCAACGTTACGGTTTATAGATTTTATCTCTCCTGCTCTTGCTTTAACTTTCTTTTTAAGCTGATAAACTGAAGGATTATCTCCTGATACACTAAATATACTAACTTCGGTAGGATCGAGAGAGCTCGAAAATGAAAAATCTACAGCGTCGTCAGTAGTAAATATTTGAGAACCATTTGAAATTTGAGCATTAGCACTTATTTTTAGTGCTTGGTCAAATCTAGGTTCGTAGTCTGGAGCGCTTCCGGCTTCTACATTATGAGTTACTTCAAGTTCTACGGTTGCACCAGTAGTTACTTTAGGTCTATATCCCATCATATAGCTTAATGTATATAGGTTTGATGGATCTTTAGCATATTGAAGGTATGTTTCTTGAACTTGACTGTCTTGATAAAAAGAAAGTATGTCACCAACATATGCAGCCATTTCCATAAACATCATACCGGGTGATGTTGGAGAAAAGTCGTTATAAGAGTCAGGAAAATAGTTTTTACTTAAATCAACTAATTGACTTCTTAAGCTATTAAAATTTTTATCTGTGTATTTAATTGAAATATCTTTAGCCATTATTCTTCAAAATTTATTAATAGTTCATCACTTATCTTAGTGCCGGCTATAGAAAAATTTAATTTTAACTGTATCATATTTTCGTCAGTCTTGTCTACTAACTGAAGGTTAGTTATATTAAGTTGAGGAAAATAATTCTTTAAAGCTTCTTTAATAGATATTTCAACATTTACTAATGTCTCTTTTCCTATATTACTAAAAAGAAGTTTCCTAAGACCAGAACCAAATGAAGGGTTAAAATATCTTTCACCTCTACCTGTTAATAAATAGTTTATTAGGTTAGCTTTTATCGCGTCTACTGTTTGGAAGGTTTGATTAAAAACTGCTTTACCGGAGAAAGGTATATCTACACCTACAGCTACTCTAGGCTTTAGGTCTATAGGGTTTATCTTTTTAGCGTCAAATGCCATTTATTATACTTTTTTACTTTTGTCGATATTATCAGAAGCAACTAATACGTCTTTAGCTTTTTTAACAAAATCTAAGTTGCTTATATCTATACCAGGTTGATTACCGCCAGCGTTCATACTCATTTGAGTAGCCATAGTACTTGCTGTGTTAGGTAAACCTGTTACCATAGATGAATTTGCATTAACTAAAGTTCTATAAT